TTTGGTGATATTGTTAGAGGCTTACATGTCTATGGTGCGAAAGTACTTAGAGATGAAGCTCTAGTATCAGCTTTCTATACAATTGACTAATATCAATTCGGGGGGTCTTAATTGACCCTCCATTTTTTAAATTTAATATAGGAGAAAATAATGGGAAGAAGAAAATATGGAAAACCTACTGGCAGGTCTAAACCTAAAGCTAAACCCGGAACTGCTAAAGAAGCATTACAATTTGCAGCTAATCCAAAAGGGTACGCAGCTAAAAAAGTTGTAGGTGCAGTTAAACAAAAAATGAAAAAAGCTAAAGGCGGAATGGCTAAGAAAAGAACTATGTATAAAGACGGTGGAATGTCTAAAGCTAAACCTTGCTAATATGAAAGTTAAAGCACCAAAAGGTTATCACTGGATGAAGTCCGGTAAAACATATAAATTAATGAAACACTCAGGTAAGTTTGTTAAACACAAAGGTGCAAGTTTAACAGCTAACTTTGAAATTCAAAAGGTTCACAAAAAATAATGGCTACAACATATCTTGACATAACTAATGAAGTATTAAGAGAACTTAACGAAGTTCCGCTAACCTCTGCAAACTTTGCAAACGCTACAGGTATTCAAAAGTTTGTTAAAGATAGTGTAAACAAAGCTATATTCGACATAGCTAACCAAGAACCTCAATTACCTTTCTTTGCTGTAAACTTAAGTGGAGAGACTGACCCTTTCTACGGAAATGTAACAGTCGCCACTACAGCAGGAACAAGATGGTATAAACTTAAGTCTGATAGTTCAAGTATTACTACAGACTATGCATCAATAGATTGGGATGATTTTTATGTCACAACTATTAACGTAGATGGAGAAACAACTCCTTATGTCTCTAGAGGATTAAAGTTTCTTACATTAGATGATTGGAAAAGATATTACAGAGATAGTGAAAATGCAGACGATGCAGACACTCAAAATTATGGAGAACCTAAATTTGTAATTAAGTCTCCAGATAACAGGAAGTTTGGATTAAGTCCAATTCCTGATAAAGTTTATAATGTACACTTTTATGCTTTTGTAAGACCGACTGCTTTATCGGCTTATGACGATACAATCGTTTTACCAGAGCAATACAGTAACGTAATAACAGCTAGAGTTCGTTATTATATTTGGCAGTTTAAAGAAAGTCCACAACAAGCAGCATTTGCTTTGGATGACTTTAAAAAGGGAATGAAACATATGAAATCAAATCTTATGAATCCAGCTCCTAAATATATGACAGACGATAGAACTTACTTTTAAAATATATGGCACGTTCACAACCATTTACCGTAGCATGTGCAGGTGGTTTAGTAACATCATCTAACTCTATAGACTTGTTACGTACACCCGGAGTTGCTACAACTTTACAAAACTTTGAAGTCTCTATTGAAGGTGGCTACAGACGTATTAATGGTTTTAGTAAGTTTGGTGCAGAAAGTGCAGTTCAACCTACAGGTGGTGTAACTAATATATTAGGTACTATTCCTTATGCAGATGGTGTTATAGTTTGTGCAGGTACTGATATTTATTTCACACAAGATGGTATTACGTATTTACAAATAAATAAATTATCACACAGTAGTGGAGATGATTACACAACTTTTACAGGACGTACAGCTACTACAAGAACTGGACAAGGACAATGTCAGTTTGCAATGTTTGAAGGTGCTGGACAAGATTATGGTACTATTGTTATAGCTGATGGAGCTAACAAACCATTTAGTTTTAGAATGGAAGGTAACGGAGCTTTAAGTGGTAGAACATATAACACTGCTGAAATAACAGTAACAGGAACTAAACACGCTACTTTTATAACTTCACATGACCATCATTTAATAGCTGCTGGTGTAGAAGATAACGAGAATACAGTTTTTTATAGTATATATAACGACCCTTCAGACTTTAGTGGAACTGGAGCAGGTTCAGTAACTATATCAGATAAAATAGTAGGAGTTAGAGGATTCCGTCAAGACTTATTTATATTCTGTGAAAATAGTATTCATAAACTTATAAATATAAACGATAGTCAGAATACAGCAGTTGTGCCAGTTGCAGAAAACGTAGGTTGTTTAAGCGGATATAGTATTCAAGAGATTGGTGGTGACTTAATATTTTTAGCACCAGATGGTTTAAGAACAGTAGCTGGTACAGCAAGAATTGGTGACGTTGAGTTAGGAACTGTTAGTAAATCTATACAGCCTATTATAACAGAACTAGCACAAAACATTAATGAATATATAATAAATAGTGTTGTACTTAGAGAAAAATCACAATATAGATTATTTTATACTGATACAGACTTGACAAATGCTTCACAAAGAGGTATAATAGGTACACTAAGACCAAATGGTTTTGAATGGTCTGAAACTCTAGGTATAGAAGTAACAGCTATAGGTTCTGGTTTTGATACTAACGGTATTGAAAAATACTATCATGGTGATACAGATGGTTATGTTCATGTACATGACTCAGGTGATAACTTTGATGGTTCTGCAGTAGATGCAAGATACCAGACACCAGATTACGACTATGGTGATTTTGGAACTTTAAAAACTTTACACTACGTTAAACTATCTATAGGTCCAGAGAATGAAGTACAGCCTTCAGTAAGAGTTAGATTTGATTACGACAGTAACGAAACACCACAACCAGAAGATTACTTATTAGATTCTGTACCGGCTCCATCTATATTTGGTAGTGCTTTATTCGGCACTGCAAAGTTTGGAGCATCTGAACAGCCTTTAGTTAGATTAGCACTTCAAGGTAGTGGTTATTCTAATAGCTTTAGAATCTTAACAAACGATACAAACGCACCATATACAATAAACGGACTATACATAGATTACATTCCATCAGGTAGGAGATAAACACAATGGCAGGTTATACAAGACAGAGTACATTCGCAGACGGAGATACTATCACTGCTGCGTTATTTAATAACGAGTACAACCAACTTTTAAACGCTTTTAGTAATACAGGAGGTCATAAACATGACGGTACTGCTGCAGAAGGTCCGGTTATAGGATTAATTGGTGATGCAGGTGTTACTACACCACTTAATAAAGTTTTAATAGATAGTACAAATGACCACATAGAATTTTGGGTAGACGTATCAAGTTCTTCTGTACAACAGCTTTACATAGCAGATGGAGCTATCGTACCTGTTACAGATAACGATATAGATTTAGGTACTAGTTCTCTACAGTTTAAAGACCTTTACATTAATGGTACAGCTAATATAGATAGTTTAGTACTTGCAAGTGGTTCTACAGTTACAGCAGTACTTGATGAAGATGATTTAAGTTCTGATAGTGCTACATCTTTAGTAACTCAACAATCTGTAAAAGCTTATATAGATGCTCAAGTCACTGCACAGGACTTAGACTTTGCAGGTGATACAGGTGGTGCTTTAAGTATTGACCTCGACTCAGAAAGTCTTACAATCGCTGGTGGCACTGGTATAGATACTAGTGGTGCTACAAATACTTTAACAGTTGCAATAGATTCTACAGTTGCAACTCTTACAGGTTCTCAAACTCTTACAAATAAAACAATAGATGTTGATAATAACACTGTATCAAATATTGAAGTAGATAATTTTAAAGCTTCTGCAATTGTATTAGAATCAGAAGGTATTGGTTCTAACGATAACGATACAAGTTTACCAACTTCAGCAGCAGTAAAAGATTATGTAGATACACAAATTACTGCAGAAGATTTAGACATCACTACAGACAGTGGAACTATTGCAATTGATTTAGACAGTGAAAATTTAACTGTATCAGGCGGTACAGGTCTTGATAGTTCTGCAACAGGTAATGCAGTTACTCTTGCAATAGATAGCACAGTAACAACTCTTACAGGCACACAGACTTTAACTAATAAAACATTAACAACTCCGGTTATTAGTTCTATATCTAATACTGGTACATTGACTTTACCAACTTCAACAGATACATTAGTTGGTAGAGCTACAACAGATACTTTAACTAATAAAACCCTTACAAGTGCTACCCTTACAAGCCCTGTAATCAATACAGGCGTATCCGGTACAGCTTTCCTTGACGATGATACTTTTGCAACTGCAACAGCTAGTACATTAGCATCTTCAGAGTCTATTAAAGCTTATGTAGATACTACAGTTGCTGCAACTAATGAAGTTGTTGAAGATACAACTCCACAGCTTGGTGGTGATTTAACTTCTAATGGCAATGACATATTGTTTGCTGATAACGACAAAGCTATCTTTGGAGCAGGTTCAGATTTACAGATATACCATGATGGTAGTGATAGTTATATAAAAGAAGACGGCACAGGCAATCTTATTGTAGGCGTAGATGATTTTAGACTTATGAATCCCGCCATAACTGAGTTGATGATAAGTGCAAATACGGATTCGTATGTAAGGCTATATTATGACGGCACTAAAAAACTAGAAACAACCTCAACAGGCATAGACGTAACAGGAAGAACAACCACAGATGGACTAACCACCTCTGCATCTTTAATAAGCACCAGTAATTCAAACAGTCTTGGTGGCACTACTTTTACCTCCACAATATCAACTACTGGATTAAGTTCATCAGGAGCTATAACCTCTACAAGCAACTCTAATAGTTTTGGTGGTACAAGCTTTACTTCTAATATAGACATAACAGGAACAGTTACTGCTGATGGTTTGACTGTTAATAACTCACTAGCAAATCCTATTAAAATTAGACGCACAACTTCAGGCTCAGAACAGTTAGAAATTTCGGTTAATGATGGTAATGTAGTATTTGATAGCTATCAAGATGAGGCTGATAGGTATGGTGGATTTACATTTCAAGGTACAGAAAACGGAGTAGGCACAAGAACAAGACTAGACATAGCTCATACAACAGGAGACATCTCCTTCTACGATGATACAGGAACTACCCAAGCTTTATTCTGGGATGCAAGTGCTGAGAGTCTTGGTATTGGAACGACTAGTCCTAGTGAGAGTTTACATGTTGCTGGTTCTTTTGGTGATGCAATAGTTTCAAAGTTTGAAAATACAGGTTCAGCAATAAGTTATATAGAATTTGCTAATAGTGCTGCAAGTGGAGCATATATAGGTTCAAGAGGACAAAGACTAACCTTTGCTCCTTCTGGAACTGAAACTATGGTTATAGATAATTTAGGTAATGTTGGAATTGGAACGACTAGTCCATCAAGTTTAGATGCCAATGGTAATAGATTGGTTGTTGGTGGTGGTTCAGGCAATGAGGGTATGACTATATTTAGTGGTACTACAGGATTGGGTACTATTTTATTTGCTGACGGTAATGATGGAAGTAATGCAGAATACAGAGGTTGGATGCAATACGAACATACAAATGATAGCTTAGAGTTTGCTACAGCATCAACAGAAAGAATGAGAATAGACTCATCAGGAAATCTGTTGGTGGGTAAGACTTCTGATGATGGGACAGCAGGTGTTCGTTTAGGTAGTTCAGGAACAATAATTCCTATAGCTTCAGGTATACCAATTATTGCAGATAGATTATCTTCAGATGGAGAGATTGTTAGGTTTAGAAAAAATGGTGCAACAGTTGGAAGTATTAGGTCTAAATCAGGAACTATACTTATTGGTTCAGGTAATACAGGTATTGTATTTACTGATACAGGAAATAGTTTAAGACCTAGAACAATGTC